AGGGTAAGGTTATCAATTTGACTGTTTTCATATGCATAAAATGGATGATTTGTATGAGTAGGATGCACTGCTGAATAGTTTGCACTAGAACCGATAATAACTGTAGGCGTAAAGGGGAAAATCATAGAATTACCTGTGTTACTAATTGGCTTCAATACCTCTCCCTGTATAAGATCGCTCGGTCCTTGTATTTTTACTCGCCAGTCAATAGCATCAACTGTATTATAGTCATCTCTAATTATAGCTTTTGTAAAGCTTTTCTCCTGTGGTGACGCTCCGTAACCTACTCCCTGGAGTGCATTGTTAGCCATTCTTATTGCAGACGCAACTTGTCCTAATGTTCCACTTCGACCATTTATTAAAGTATCAACTGCTCCTAAGCCGTCTGCGAAGTTGTCAATAGGATTGCCGTTGCCGGTCGCCAAATTCTTAAAAGAAGTTACTGCTGTATCTAGATTAGAAGTTACACGACCTAAACTTCGAGATGTTTGTCTTGTGTTGCCGCTTACAATCGCGCCGGCTATATCGGTGAATGAATCTAAAATTGACATAATATTATATCTCCATAAGTATTTAGTTGACTTTATTAACAGAGTATATTATAATGTATGTACTATTATTACATATGGAGTAATTATGAGGAAAAAGAACTATCTTAACAACAAAGACATACTTAAAGAAATACATAAATCAAAAAATACTTTTAATAGTTATGTTGACAAAGAGTATGGAAACTATGACATAATTTTAGAAAGTGTAGATAAGATACACATTCGAACAATTGCAGAAGCTAAACGAAACAAAGCAAAACGCCTAAGTACTGAAGAATATGAACGTAGACGCTCGGCAGGAGAAAAGTGTAAACAAGCCGATTGCGAAGTTGATTACAAGTCTATCACAAAAGAAGAATTAATCTTCCGTGTAATGACATTTGATCATATTCCAGAAGAGCCAGGACGTAAAAAGAATCCTAAAACTGTTGCTGACACTAGAGTAAAGCTAAACTTTCCTCCTTTTCATCATTATAAGTTTAACGAAGACGGCGAATTAGTATGTGTAGGTAAAAGTCACTGGCAAGGAGGTATGGAAAACGGTTTCTTTAATCATAAACACGGTAAAGCAACCGATAATCTTGCTATGATGTGGTTAAAATTAGTAGACCGTTATGCTACTCGCGGTAATGTTCGTGGCTACACTTATAACGACGAAATGAAGGGGCAAGCAATTCTTCAACTTTCGCAAATTGGCTTGCAGTTTGATGAATCTAAATCAAATAATCCGTTTGCTTATTATACTGCTGCTGTTACTAACAGTTTTGTGCGTGTTATCAATATTGAAAAACGAAATCAGAACATACGCGATGACATACTTGAACAAAACGGACTAAATCCTTCTTATACTAGACAGCACCAAGGCGAATGGGAAGCATCAGTTAAGCGCAACGAAGACGCTGGACAGTCACCATTTACAAAATAATGGTTGACAAGTGTCTAAAAAGCCTATATACTTAAACACAGTATACATGGAGATATCACTTGTTTAAAAAAGCTGCCGTTTTTACGGATATACATTTTGGTTTAAAAGGCAATAGTCGCGTACATAACGAAGATTGCGAAGAATTTATTGATTGGTACATAGAACAAGCACAAGCTGCCGGTTGCGAGACTGGCATCTTCTGCGGAGACTGGCATCATAATCGTAATTCACTTAACCTTACAACTATGGATGCTACAATTAGAAGCATGGAAAAGCTAGGTGCCGCATTTGAGAAGTTTTACTTCTTTGATGGCAACCACGATTTGTATTATAAAGACAAACGTGACGTTAACAGTACAGCATTTGCAAAACACATTCCAGGTATTACGTTTGTAGACGAAATTCTTATTGAAGATGACGTTGCACTTGTGCCTTGGCTTGTTGGCGATGAGTGGAAGAAGATGAAAGACATCAAAACAAAGTATTTGTTTGGTCATTTTGAACTTCCTAGCTTTTATATGAACGCATTAGTTAGAATGCCAGACCACGGTGACCTAAAGCCTGAGCATTTTAAGCATCAAGACTATGTTTTTAGTGGACACTTCCACAAACGGCAAAAGCAAGGGGCTATACACTACATTGGCAACGCATTTCCGCATAATTATGCTGACGTTGGCGATGACGAACGTGGTATGATGATACTTGATAAGGAAAACCACAAAGAGCCAGAGTTTATTAACTGGCCTAACTGTCCTAAGTATCGTACTGTAACACTTAGCCAACTAATTGATAACGCAGATACCCTTATTAAAAGTAAAATGTATTTGCGAGTTACATTAGACTTGCCTATTAGTTATGAAGAAGCAAGTTTCATCAAAGAAACATTTATTAGTCAATACGGGTGCCGTGAAATTACACTAATACCACAAAAGCAACTAGAAGAAATTACCACGGAATTAGATATTTCTGTTTTTGAAAGTGTAGATCAAATTGTAAGTAACGAAATAGCAGAACTAGACACTAATAACTATGATAAGAGTAAGTTATTGCAAATATATAACGGATTAGAACACTAATATGATTAAGATCAAGGATTTAACTGTCAAAAACTTCATGAGTGTTGGCAATCAAACTCAAGCAGTAGATTTTGAAGGTGAACAACTAACACTTGTGCTAGGTGAAAACTTAGATCAAGGCGGAGACGATAGCGGTTCACGTAACGGTACTGGTAAGACAACTATTATTAATGCACTAAGTTATGCATTATACGGTAATGCGCTGACTAACATTAAAAAGAACAACTTGATCAATAAAACTAACTCAAAAGGTATGTTAGTTACATTACAATTTGAAAAGGATGGTAATCAATACCGTATTGAGCGTGGTCGTTCGCCTAATATCTTTAAGTTTTACATGAATGATCAAGAAAAGTTAGTAGATGAGTCGCAAGGTGACAGTAGACAAACACAGGATGACGTAAATGCACTACTTGGTATGAGTCATGACATGTTTAAACACATTGTTGCACTCAATACCTATACAGAACCCTTCTTGAGCATGAGAGCAAACGATCAACGTGCTATAATTGAGCAACTACTAGGTATTACAATACTTACTGAGAAAGCAGATGCTCTTAAAGATCAAGTGCGACAAACTAAAGATGCAATTACAGAAGAAACTTTAAAAATAAATGCTATCCAAACGGCAAATGAAAAGATTGAAGAAAGCATACAACAATTATTAAGTAGACAAAAAGCATGGGTTGCTAAACGTACTTCAGATACTACAAAGTTGCAACACGGAATAGACGAATTAGAACATTTAGACATTGATTCCGAGTTAGATTCTCATGAAAAATTACAAAATTGGAGTGAGCATAACAATGCTATTTTGGCTCTTAAAAAAGAATTAAGCACATTGGAACCTGCATTACAACGTGCTGACAAGTCTGTTGATAAAGTCAATAAAGACATCGCAGAATTAGAAGATGCTAAATGTTATACTTGCGGTCAAGAACTTCATGCAGACAAAAAAGCAGAAATTGCTACTCGTAAAAGCCAAGAGCTACATGATGCATTAGCTTATCAAACAGAGATTGGTAATAAACTTACTAATGTAGTTCAAAATCTTGATGACATAGGCGACATCAACGGAAAACCTACTACATTTTATGAAACAGCTAAAGAAGCATATGCACACAGGCAGAACGTTGACAGTTTAAAGCAAGCATGGGAGGCTAAGAAAGAAGAAGCTGATCCTTATGAAGCACAAATTGACGACTTACAAGAAACTGCAATACAAAAAATAGATTGGTTACCAGTTAATGAACTAACTGATTACAAAGAACATCAAGAGTTCTTATTAAAACTATTAACAAACAAAGATAGTTTTATTCGCAAGAAGATTATTGATCAAAACTTGGCTTATCTAAACAATAGGCTTACGTACTATCTTGATAAAATTGGATTACCACATCAGGTTCTGTTTATGAATGACTTGAATGTTGAAATAACACAGCTAGGACAAGATTTAGACTTTGATAACTTGTCAAGAGGTGAACGCAACAGACTAATACTAGGTATGAGCTTTGCGTTTAGAGATGTTTGGGAAAGTCTATATCAAAATATTAACTTATTGTTTATTGACGAGTTGATTGATAGCGGAATGGATACAGCAGGCGTAGAAAATTCTCTAAGTATTCTTAAGAAGATGGGTCGAGAGCGTGATAAAAACATTTATCTTATCTCACACAAAGACGAATTAGTTGGAAGAGTCAATCACGTACTGCGGGTTGTAAAAGAAAATGGCTTTACAAGCTACGCAAATGATTTAGATGTAGTAGAATAATGGAAGACACTCAAGACAAATTAGTAAAGGCGTATTTAGAATATTTTAAGGCAAACGAAAAATTTGAGGCTCGTAATTCTGTAAGAACACATAGATATGTAAGAAAATGTCTTAGAGAAATTAGAGAATTAGCAAAGGCACGTATGGAAGAAATTCACGAAAAACATACTAACACTAGAAAAATCAAGAAAGACACTGTTTAACTATAGGCTTCGGTAAGTAAGTTCATGCAATGGACTTATGAAGGACAAACAATTGACCAAATACCAGATGAGTACGAAGGGTTTGTTTATCTTATTACTAATACCATTACAAATCAAAAATACGTAGGCAAGAAACTAGCAAAATTTAAAACTACCAAGCCACCACTTAAAGGCAAGAAAAACAAAAGACGCGGCACTAAAGAAAGCGATTGGAAGACTTACTGGGGTTCTAGTGATAGACTAAACGCAGACGTAGCAGCACTAGGCGAAGATAAGTTTACAAGAGAAATATTATACCTATGTAAAGGTAGGGGCGAAATGTCCTACATAGAGGCAAGAGAACAGTTTGATAGGCGTGTACTTGAAACAGATGATTACTACAACGGTATCAT